ATCTCTTAATTAAAAAACTAAAACCTGTTTCTTCTAGTGCCTCTGTAACTAATGAATATAAATCTTTACCTGGTTGCAACTTCATTAATGTATCAGGTAGTAATACTAAATTATGTTCACCAAATACATGATAGGCACTTTTAATAGCACCTGTATATTCTTTCTCATTTGGATTTTGAAATACAAATGTTATATTAAATCTATCTTTATATTTTGCAAGATATTTTATTAAGTCTGTTTTATCTTCATTAATAACCACAACAAACTCTACTTGATTTCTACCATAATCTTTAAAAAAATTAAAACAATTATCTATTAAGGCATTATCATTATCTAATCTTAATATTTCTTTAGGGTATGGTAAATTTAATCTTGTACCTTTTCCTGCTGATGGTAAAATTACTGTTAATTTCATTTGCAAAATCTTTTTAATGCCTCTAATTTTTTATCATGTGACCATGCCTGTGCTGTTCTAGCCGTAATCCAATAAGCGTGGTCTGGTAAAGTTGTTTCAATACCATGTTTGTCTTTTATTTGATACTCACACAATACTAACTCTTGTTCTAAGTTATTAATTTGCCACATATTCATTTCATGGTCTGATTCAGGTGGACTTTTTATCATAGTCTTCGCCTGTTCTACAACTTTTCTTGCAGCTTCAGGTGTAAATATAGCAGCTGATACACCACCTAATCCTGTTGTGGTATGTGGTTTCTCTCTTTGCACTCGCCATTGACCTTTTACTTTTGTTGGTAGTTCTTGTTCTTTTATAGGCAAACAATTTATTTGAGTTTCTAATATATTCATATTATATCTATAAGGTAAAAATAACCATCTCATTAAATAATAATGATTTCTTGTAGGTTCTTGTGGAAAAAATTCTGTAATATCGTTATAGTCAATATTATTTTCAAAACAAAGTTCTTTTGCTCTATCTGTCGGTTTATACAATGCAATATGTCTTCTTATCTCTGGATATATTCTACTTGTTTGTAGATTCCATAAATCAAAATACATCTCAAAATATTTTGGGTCAGCAGCACAATATAAAATCATCTTGGTATATCCGTATGTGGTATATGTAGTTTACTTCTTATTTTTGCCTTATCTTCTCTATCTGTAACATAATATCCTTCTATGTGAGTATAATTTTTTCTTCTTGCCCAATACACTCTTTTATGTCCTGTTTGTACATAAAGACCTGGTTTAACTTCACCATTTTCTAAAAGATGTTGAGGTGTTTTACCTCTTTTTAATCTTTCTTGTACCCATTCTTCCGTATGAGGTGATACAGTTATAGGATAAATCATACCATGCTTATCAAAACTATCCCAATAATTAAACTCATTCATTCTTTTCTCTAGCCAATCATTTGTTGGCATAAGTATCAAGTCTTTTAAATCTAATTCTCTTAAATCGTTAAATATACTATCAACTTTTTTGTTTGCTCTCAATATTTTCATAACCAACTTTCTGTATAAAATAACTATCTGCAATATCTGATATTGGATTACCAACTTTTTCAGTATCAAATATTTTTTTTAAATCAATTTTTGTTTCTTTTACAAATGCCTCATACATCATATCTTTATCTGCATTACCTTTTCCTGTAGCACCTTTTTTAACAACACTAGGTACAATGGTATTATATCCATAACCTTTTTCAAGTAATCTATATTTAAGAATACCACAATTTTCAGCAATCTGAAATAGCCCTTGACCTTTAGAGCCAAAAGAATAACCTTCAATAAAAATTTTTGGATTGTTTGTTGTAAATAGAATATCAAATACAAAATCTGATATGTAAGTGAATCTTTCGATAGGGTCTGTCCACTCTTTATGTTCATAACCAATTATATCCTTACTTTGTTTACCTAACCATTTTTTCTTGGTAGTTAGGTAATAAAATTTTAACTTGCCGTCATTAACACATACGGCAGGACTAGTTAAACTATAATCAATTCCAATTATCGTCTTCGTCTTCGTCTTTATTGACCCACTCAACTTCTTCTTGTTCATTGTCTACCTCAAATCCACAAAATGGGCAAGTAAGAGGTTCTAAATCTTGCTCTTCTATATCCCATGTTATGGTATATTTAGTTTCGCAATTCGAACAGGTCTTTTGTACTTTCTCAGCCATTATAGTTTAAATTTCTTAAATTGGTCTTTTTTAACATCTTGCTTAACACCACCAATCACATAACTTTCTATCTCTGTTTCTTGTGGTGCGTTTTGTGTGCCTTTTGAATTCAACCAATGGTCTACCCACGGAAGTGGATTTGTTTTTTGTTCGTACCTTGGTTCTAAACCAATACCTTTCATTCTTCGATTTGCCATGTATTCTACAAATTGGTGTAACAGTTTTTCTGATAGACCAATCATACTGCCTTTTGAAAATAGATAAGTTGCCCACCTTTTCTCCTCGTTTAATGCGTCATCATACATTTTATATACTTCTTTTTCACACTCTTTACCAATTTTTACCATATCTTTATCATCACCTCTTTTCCAATTATTAATAATTGTTTGCGACATTGCAAGGTGTTGACTTTCATCTCTTGCAATAAAAGATATTATTTTAGCAGAACCTTCTAAAAATTTTAGTTCACCAAATGCAAAACTACAAGCAAATGATACATAGAATCTTAAGCCTTCTAATATATTTACCGTACACATAGCAAGATACATTTTCTTTTTTAGTTCGTAAAGGTCAACTTTATCTTTATTTAAATGCCATCTATAACCCATTTCAATTAAATCATCATAAGTTTTTGTTACTGATTGACTTCTTTTTTCAATCTTATCATCTAAGATAATTGTATCAAATACTTCATTTGGATTTGAATAAAGATTTTTAATTATATAGGTGTAACTTCTACTATGGATTGTTTCTATAAAATCCCATGTAACTATACAGCCTTCTAATTCAGGATTAGAAACAAAAGGTAAAAATGCCAAACATGGACCTCTACCTTGAACACTATCTAACATAGTTTGATACTTTAAATTAGATGTAAAAATAAACTTTTGTTGTTCATTTAATTGTCCATAATCATTTCTATCTTTTTGTAAAGACACTTCTTCAGGTCTCCAAAAATAACCTAATTGTTGTTGATTTAACTTATCAAATATAGGATATTTCATATCACTATATTGTTGCACTTGTAAGTCTTCACCAAAAAACATTGGTTGTTTCATTACATCTAAGTTTTTATCTCTGTTAAATACACTTCTACTCATCTATTGGTTCCAGTTCTTCTTGCATTTTCTCACTCTCTGTTAATTCATAAAAAAATTTATCGTCATCACCTGCTGTCCATTTTTGTTCACCTTCTACACTATACTCTATGGTGGACACCTTAAAGTCAGGAAATTTTAACTTACTAGGCGTATAGCTTTTATCGTAAAAGATAACTCTATTGTTAGGTTGAGCGGCAAAATGACCGTTCTCTAACTTTAGAATATTAAATGACTTATGTTGTGATGGTGTTTCACTATAAGTTACATTTCTTTCTAAATTTGTTGCGTTGGCATTATCTATTGTAAACATATACCAACCATGATACCACTTCTTTTGTGGTGATAGATATTTTACTTGATTACCACTTAACATTTGTTTCTCACATATTGTAATATCATAACTAAAACAATCCCATAATTGTAGCTCTGTTAGAGGTACATTTTCTTTTATATCTGTTTTCCATACAAACGCACTAATAGGTAATTTATCAAACAAGGCACCATACTCTGGTATATAAGTTTCAAAATATAATGCTCTACCTTGTATTGACTTTGCTGTAACCCACACACCCTCAACAAATTCACCATGACCTTTTTGTAAATCGTAAAGATATTCTTTCTTTACAAATACATCTATATGGGGTGTATTGACACATAAAAATGCCATTGTTATCTCCTATATTGTACAGCTATCACATTCCTCATCTTCTAAAGGCAACTGATTGTTATAATGTTCTACCGCCGGGTTTTGTAAAGGCGGGTCTTCTTTTACATTATCTTGCCAACCTATGTTATGAGCAGGTTCGTCAATATCTTTTTTAGCGTCATAAGTGTTTTGATAGTAACTTGTTTTCCAACCAAATTTATAAGTTGACAAAAGGTCTTGAGCCATAACTGAAACAGGCACCTGATTGTCTTCATAATTTTCGGGATTGTATGACCAGTTACCACTTATTGCTTGGTCAAAATACTTTTGCATTACTGCAACGATATTTATATATCCATCATTGCCAGCCATGTCCCATAACAAAGTATAATTATTCTTTAATGTCGCATATTGAGGTACAATTTGTTTTAATGTGCCTTTTTTAGATTTCTTAATACTTAAATAATCTCTAGGTGGTTCAATGCCGTTTGTAGCATTAGAAACCACACTAGAGGATTCTGATGGCATTTGGGCTGAGAGTGTGCTATGTCGTAGCCCTTTAGATTTAATTTGCTTTCTTAACCACTCCCAATCATAGTTGTACTTAGTTTTAACTAGTTCATCTACTTCTTTTTTGTAAGTGTCAATAGGCAATATACCATCGGAATATTTTGTTCTATCAAAGTAATCACACTTGCCTTTTTCATCAGCAAGTATATTAGACGCCTTTAATAGGTAGAATTGAAATGCCTCTGTTAATTCATCAACTAACTTCCAGGCTTTCTTATCTGAATATTGTACTTTATTTTTTGCTAGATAGTGTGCAAGACCAATGTAACCAACACCTAAAGACCTTCTTGCCTTAGTTGATACTTCGGCTGCCTTAACAGGATATTTTTGATGGTCAATAATCTCATCTAAAGCTCTAACTGCTAAATCACATAAACTTTCTAACTCATCTACTTCTTTTAAAATACCTACATTTATTGCACTAAGAATACATAATGCAATCTCACCTTTACCATCAATGTGTTGAATAGGGTCAGTAGGTAAGGTAATCTCTTGACATAAATTTGACATTGTAACTCTATCTTTAAAACTAGAATGAGTATTACAATGGTCAATATTCATTATGTAGATACGACCTGTTTCTGCTCTTTCTTTAAGTAAATCAAAGAATAATGATTGAGCACTAATTCTTTTTTTCCAAACGGAAGTTTTTCTTTCTGTCTTTTCATACAGTTCATCAAACTCTGGTTTTCCCCATGCTTCGTACAATTCTGGCACTTCATGTGGTGAGAACAAGGTAATTTCTTCTTCATTAATAAACCTTTCATAAAATATTTTTGATAACTGTATAGAGTAGTCTAATTTTCTTACTCTGTTATCCTCTGTGCCTTTATTGTTTTTTAATACAATAATATCTTCTATTTCTTTGTGCCAAATAGGGAAATGAACCGTTGCACTACCTCCCCTAACGCCGTTTTGAGTACAGCACTTAACTGTTGCCTCAAATTTTTTGAGGAAAGGTATAACTCCTGTGTGCTGGACTTCACCGCCTCTAATTCTTGAATTGATTCCTCTGATTCTGCCGGCATTAATACCAATACCAGCCCTTTGTGCAACATAATTGCCAATAGCCATATCACTACTGAAAATGCTAGGCAAAGTATCATCAACATCAACCAAAACGCAACTAGCATATTGCCTAATAGGTGTTCTAACACCAGCCATAACCGGTGTGGGAATATTGATTTTAAATTGCGAAATAGCGTCATAATATTTTTTAACATAACTCATCCTCTTGTTCTTTGGGTACTGAGCGAAAATGGTGGCTGATATTAACATATACATGAATTGAGGTGTTTCAAACATTTGTCCTGTACTTCTATCTTGCACCAAGTATTTGTCTATGACTTGTCTTAGCCCAGCATAAGTAAAGTCATAATCTCTTTCGTGATTTATCCAGTTTTCCATTCTGTCAAAATCTTTCTTATCATACCAATCTAAAATTTTAGGGTCATAAA